ACCGGAAGCTCTCCGGCAAAGCCGCGGCTGAGCCGGGCCCGTGGCGCACGGAGCGCACGCCGTACCTGCGGGAGATCATGGATTCGCTCTCGCCGTCCTCGCCGGTCGAACGCGTGGTGTTCATGAAGGGCAGTCAGATCGGGGGCACCGAGTGTGGCAACCACTGGGTCGGCTACGTGATTCACAAGTCGCCCGGGCCGATGATGGTGGTGCAGCCCACCGTTGAGCTCGCCAAGCGGAACTCGAAACAGCGCATCGATCCGCTGATCGAAGAAAGCGACGTCCTGCGGGAACTGGTCAAGAGCCCGCGCTCGCGCGACTCGAGCAACACGGTCCTCTCGAAGGAGTTTCCCGGCGGCGTGCTGGTGATGACGGGGGCCAACAGCGCTGTCGGGCTGCGCTCCATGGCTGTGCGGTATCTGTTCCTGGATGAGATCGACGCCTATCCGGGCGACGTCGACGGCGAAGGCGATCCGATCCACCTGGCCTTCGCGCGGACGCGCACGTTCTCGCGCCGCAAGGTGTTCCTGTGCTCGACGCCGCTCATTACGGGCCTGAGCCGGATCGAGGCGGCGTTCGCCGAAAGCGACCAGCGGCGCTACTGGGTGCCGTGCCCGCACTGCGGCGAGTTCCAGGTGCTCAAGTTCGAGCGGCTCCGCTGGCCCAAGGGCGAGCCAAGGAAGGCGGCCTACTATTGCATCGCCTGTGAGCAGGCCATCTTCAACCACCAGAAGAACGGCATGCTCGCACGCGGCGAGTGGCGGCCCGAGGCGCAAGGCGACGGGCGCACGCGCGGGTATCACCTGTCGAGCCTCTATAGTCCCGTGGGTTGGTATTCCTGGGAGCGTGCCGCCGAGGACTGGGAGAAAGCGCAGAAGGATGTCGAACGCCTGAAGTCATTCGTCAACCTTGTGCTCGGCGAGTCGTGGCAGGAGCGCGGCGACGCGCCCGACTGGCAGCCGCTGTATGACCGACGCGAGGATTATCCGATTGGCACGGTCCCACGGGGCGGCCTGTTCCTCACGGCTGGCGCCGACGTGCAGCGGGACCGGATCGAAGTCGAAGTGGTGGCCTGGGGCCGGGGCAAGGTGTCGTGGTCGGTCGACTACCGGGTGCTGGTGGGCGACACGGCGCGGGCGGATGTGTGGCGGCAGCTCGACGCGCTGCTGGAGGAAGAGTTCCCCCACGCGAGCGGCCTGCGGCTGCCGATCCGGGTGCTGTGCGTGGACTCGGGCTTCAACCCGCGCATCACCTATGACTGGGTCCGCCAGCACCCGCAGGCCTCCTGGGGGCCCGCTGGCGCAAGGGCGGCGCATCCGAAGACCGCCGTAGCGGTGAAAGGCACGGCGCGGACAGACCGGCTGATTCTGGGCGCTTCGCCCGTCGATGCCAGCAAGCGGCGCGGCACGCGGTTGTGGACGCTCGGCACGCCCGTGGCGAAGTCGGAACTCTACAGCCGCCTGCGCCTGGCGCCGCCGGCGAAGGAAGACGGCGACCCGTTCCCGGCGGGCTACTGCCACTTCCCGCGCTACGAGGAAGAGTATTTCCGGCAGTTGACCGCGGAGAGCGTGGTCAAAGGTCACTGGGTCGTTGCGCCCAACCGGCGCAACGAAGCGCTCGACTGCCGGGTCTATGCGCGGGCAGCGGCCTCCATCTACGGCATCGACCGCTTCAGTGAGAAGCACTGGCGGGAACTCGAGGCCCTCTTGCCCGCGCCCGCCGCGGAGCCGGAGCCGACGGCACCTCCTCAGCCACGACTGGTGCGCCGCGTGACGGTGCGATCGAACTGGATGAAGCGATAACGGGCGTGCCGCATGGCCTACTCGCAAACTCAACTCGAAGCGCTCGAGGCGGCGCTGGCCAGCGGCACGCTGCGCGTGACGTTTGAAGGCCGCAGCCTTGAGTACCGCAGCGTGGATGAGCTCAAGAAGGCGATCGCCGAAGTGAAAGCCGCGATGGCTGCCGCGGATCCGGTTCGGCCGCGCTCGCGCATGATCCGGACCTACACGGCCAAAGGTTTCTGATGGGCTACTGGCGGAATCTCGTGCGCGCGGCCTTCGGGGCGCCGCTGCGGGCCATTTCGGGTTACGAGGCCGCCGCCAGCACGCGCCGCACGCAGGGCTGGAACCCATCGAATGAAGGGATCAACGCCCTGGTGGCCGGCGGCGGCGACGCGCTGCGGTCCCGCTCGCGTGACATGGTCCGCCGCAACGCCTGGGCCAGCAACGCGGTCGAAAGTTTCGTCGGCAACGCCGTGGGCACGGGCATCAAGCCGCAATCGAAACACCCGGACCCGGTGGTGAAGCGGCGGCTTCAGGAACTGTGGCTCCGGTGGACCGACGACGCCGATGCCGCCGGGCTGACGGATTTCTACGGACTCCAGGCCTTGGTCTGCCGCTCGACGATCGAAGGCGGCGAGTGCCTGGTGCGCATTCGCGAGCGCCGGACCGAAGACGGCTTGACGGTGCCGCTGCAACTTCAACTGCTCGAGGCCGAGCATCTGCCGGCGACGAAGAACGAGAATCTCCCGAACGGCAACGTCATCCGCGCCGGAATCGAGTTCGACCGGATTGGCCGCCGCGTGGCGTATCACCTCTACCGCGAGCACCCTGGCGAGAAGCTTCTGTTCTTCAACGCCGGTGAGACCGCGCGCGTGCCGGCCGAGACAGTGCTGCACATCTACAAGCCGCTTCGGCCTGGGCAGCACCGCGGCCAGCCGTGGCTCACGCAGGTGCTGGTGAAGCTGCATGAGCTTGACCAGTACGACGACGCCGAACTCGTCCGCAAGAAGCTGGCGGCGATGTTTGCGGCGTTCATCACCGAGAACAACCCCGAGGATCCGGTGATCGGCTCAAAGCCCGGCGAGGGCGAGACGGATGCAAGCGGCGCGCCGCTGGCTGGCATCGAGCCGGGTTCCATGGTGAAACTGCTTCCGGGCGAAGACGTGAAGTTCACCGAGCCGGGCGACGTGGGCGGCATGTACACGGAGTTCATGCGGGTGCAATTGCGCGCCATCGCCGCGGGCCTCGGCATCACCTACGAGCAGCTCACTGGGGATCTGGAGCGCGTGAACTACTCCTCGATCCGCGCGGGATTGCTCGAGTTCCGGCGCCGCTGCGAGCAGTTCCAGCACCAGGTGATGGTCTACCAGTTCTGCCGCCCGGTGTGGCGGGCGTGGATCGAGGCGGCGGTTCTTAGTGGCGCGATCGATGCGCGCGACTACGCATCGAACCCGAACGCCTATCTCGACGTCGAGTGGCGGCCGCCGTCCTGGGCGTGGGTCGATCCGCTCAAGGACATGAACGCCGAGGTGGTAGCGGTGCGCGCGGGCTTCAAGGCGCGCAGCGCCGTGATCAACGAAATGGGCTACGACGAGGAAGACGTCGACCGTCAGGCCGCGGCCGACAACGCACGGGCCGATTCATACGGCAACGTCTACGACTCCGATCCGCGCAAGACCACGAGCAACGGGCAGCGAGTCGTTGAGCCTGAGTCCGTCACGCAAGTCCAATGACGAACCTTTCGCATATCGCTTCGCGCGTGTTCAACACGCCGCTGATGATCGACTCGAAGAAGCTCGCGGCGATCCTGTCCGTGCTGGCCCCGCGGCTCGGTGTGGAGCCGCCAGCGGTGGAGGCGGCATTGCTCACCGAGCAACGGTCGCGGAAGCCGTACGCCGTCACCGACTCAGGCGTCGCCGTCATCGAAGTCTCGGGCAGCCTGGTCAACCGTTCGTCGGGGATGGATGCGCAGTCGGGCCTCACCTCCTATGAGCAGTTGGGCAACGAGATTCTCGATGCGGCGACGGAACCGCAGGTGAGAGGCATCCTCTTGCGCCTGGACAGCTATGGCGGCGAGGCCAACGGCGCCTGGGACGTGGCGAGCCTGATCGAGGAGGCCGCGCGGGTGAAGCCCGTCTGGGCCTCGGTCGATGACTGGGCCTTGAGCGCGGGGTACCTGCTGGCCTCGGCCACCGATCGCATTTGGGTCACCCGCACCGGCGGCGTCGGTTCGGTCGGCATCATCGCCATGCACCTTGATCAAAGCGGCTGGGACGCAGCCAACGGCCTTCGTTACACCACAATTTTCGCCGGGGACCGCAAGAACGACTTCAACCCGCACGAGCCGCTGTCCGATGGCGCCCGCTCGGTGCTCGTGGCCGAGGTCGACCGGCTCTACGGCATGTTCGTCGATGCCGTGGCCCGCCGCCGCAGCCTGAGCGCCGCGGCCGTGCGCGGAACTGAAGCGGGCATCCTCTACGGCGAAGACAGCGTGGTGCAAGGCTTCGCCGACCGCGTCGGCACGTTCCGCGACGCGCTGGCCGCGATGACCGAATCGATATCAAAACCCAAGTTCACGAAAGGAGGCACAACTGTGTCTGAAGCAACCCAGGCGGTAACGAGTCCGCCCGTTCCCGATCTTGCCGCCATTGAGGCCGCTGCCCGCGAGCAGGGCTACGCCGAGGCTGCCGAGATCGTCGTGCTGTGCTCGATCGCCGGTCGGCCCACGTTGGCCAGCGACTTCATCAGCCGGCATCTGTCGGCGGCCGACGTCCGTAAGGAACTGCTCGCGCTCCGCGCCGAGGCCAACCAAGAAGAGATCCGATCCCACGTTCTGCCGGAGGCGAGCACCGCAGCCAAGCAGAACCTCGAGGAAAACCCGGTCGTCAAGGCCTGCGTGGCCTTGGCCGGCCCGAAAGGAGCGAAGTAGCCCATGCCCGTTCAATCGCAATCGAACTATCTCGGCGACTGGCTGAAGTTTGAAGAGGACAACCTCTACAGCCGCGACGAGGTCACCGTCGCGAGCGGCCAGAATCTGGCGGTCGGCACGGTGGTCGGCGTCATCACCGCCAGCGGCAAGGTGACGCAGCTTGCGCCGGCCGCTTCCGACGGCTCGCAGAACGCCGCCGGCGTGCTGCTGAACGCCGTCGACGCGAGCGCCGCCGACAAGGCCGGCGTCATCGTCGCTCGTCACGCCATCTGCTCGGACAAAGGTCTCGTGTGGCCCGGTTCGATCACCGGCCCGCAGAAGACCGCCGCCATCAGCCAACTGAAAGCCCTGGGCATTCTCGTCCGGGAAGGAGCCTAACCAATGCCGATGCTCAATCCATTCGCCACCGATGCCTTCAACATGGTCGCCCTCACGGCGGCCATCAACAAGATCCCCAACACCTACGGGCGCCTCGAGCAGTTGAACCTGATGCCCGCCACGGGCGTCCGTACGCGCACGGTCATCATCGAGGAGATGAGCGGCGTGCTCAACCTGCTGCCCACGCAGCCCGTCGGAGCGCCCGGCACTGTGGGCACGCAAGGCAAACGCAAAGTCCGCTCGTTCGTCATCCCGCACATCCCGCACGATGACGCCGTGCTCCCTGAAGAGGTCCAGGGCATCCGCGCCTTCGGTTCGGAGTCCGAGACCGAGGCGCTCGCCGATCTGCTCGCCCTGAAGCTCCAGAACATGCGCAACAAGCACGCCATCACGCTCGAGCACCTGCGCATGGGCGCGCTCAAGGGCGTGATCCTCGATGCCGACGGCTCGGTGCTCTACAACCTGTACACCGAGTTCGACATCACGCCAAAGACGGTAAACTTCGCGCTGGGGACGGCCTCGACCGAGGTGCTGCTCAAGGTGCTCGAGGTGAAGCGCCACATCGAAGACAACCTCAAGGGCGAGTTTATGACGGGCATCCTGTGCCTGTGCTCTTCGGGCTTCTACGACGCCTTCACGACGCATGCGAAGGTGAAAGAGGCCTTTCAGTACTACCAGCGCAACCAGCAGCTCGGCAACGACTACCGCACGGGGTTCACCTTCGGCGGCGTGACGTTTGAGGAGTACCGTGGCCAGGCGACCGACGCCTCCGGAGCCGTGCGGAAGTTCATCGCGGACGACGAGGCGCACTTCTTCCCGCTCGGCACCGCCAACACCTTCCGGACGTTCTTTGCGCCGGCCGATTTCAACGAGACGGCGAACACGCTGGGCCTGCCGCTTTATGCCAAGCAGGAGCCGCGAAAGTTTGGGCGCGGCACCGATCTGCACACGCAGCAGAACCCGCTGCCGATCTGCCTGCGGCCGGAGGTGCTGGTCAAGGGGACGAAGTCCTGACCATGAACCGCTGGGAAGCGGCGGTGAGCGGCCTGAACGCGGCCGTCGTCGACACGTTCGGCCGCGAGGTCCTCTACCTGCCCGAGGCGGGCGGCGCGGCAACGGTGCGCGCGGTGTTTCAGCCGGCGCGGGAGGCCGAGGACGCTTCGCCCGGCGTCTATGCGGTGCTGTTCGTCCGCCTGGCGGACCTGCATGCGCCGCCGGTGCGCGGAGACGAGGTCGAAATCGGTGGCGTCCGCTACAAGGTCTTCGACATCGAAGCTGACGCCGAGGGCGCCGCGGTGCTCCGGCTCCGCAAGGCCGGCTGACTTGTGGAGGATCTTCCACAGGTCGGACTTCCGCCAAATCTGGCGGAGGTTGGCGACTTGTGGGCAATTGCGCACAAGTTCTCTTGAAGGCGATTCATGCCCAGCGTCCGTGTCTACCAGAAGAAGCAACTGCGGCTCGATCTTCTCAACTTCCGGCAGCGGCAGATGTATGAGCTCGGTGCTGCGGGCGTCGCGGCGGTAAAGGCGCGGCTCGCCGCCGCCCAAGGGCCGGAGGATTCCGCGGCCAAGCCGCTCACCAAGCGCTATGCGATCTGGAAGACGCGGGAGGGCAAGGGCAACCGGCGCAACCTGACCTTCTCGGGCGACCTGTTGCGCAACTTCCAGGTCCGCACGGTGAGCGAGAACCGGGCCAAGGCCAACGTCTCGACCCGCAAGGACCGGATCAAGGCCTGGGCCAACCAGAAGCGCGAGGCGTGGATGGTGTTCTCGCCGAAGAACAAGGCGGCCGTGCTTGAGGCTGCCCGCAAGATGCTGGAGGCAATGAAGCCCCGTCTGCTTCTGGAACGCAGCTTGGGGGGCAAACAAAGGTGATCAACCCGGCGGAACTGGTGGACCACCTGGTCGCCCTGCTGCGCGACATCCCGGAGCTGGTCGCGGAGATGGGTGGCGATGAACAGCGGATCTTTGCTTACCACGACCAGTTCCCGAAGCGCGCGAGCCTCGCGGCGGCGATCCACGACATGCCCGCGCCGGGGATCATGGCGGTCTGGCAGGGGACGCAGCCCGCGAGCTTCGGCGGCGTGGATGTCTGGCGGCACCAGGTGACGCTGTATCTGCGGGCGCGAGAGTCCTTCGAGGGCGATCCGCTCACGTCCTACTACCGGCTGTTCCGCCTGATCACCAAGGGTGTGCCGGCGTCGGTTGGCGTGCCGATGCTGAACGCCACAGTGCATCCATCCTGCCACCCGATGGATCTGCCGCGCATCGAGCGGCAGACCGACGCCGAAGGCCTCGACTATTTCGAAGTGCCGCTCAGCTTCATGGAGATGGGAGATGAATGAAACCGTGCTGATGCGCTCGCCCGATGGCGACGTGCAAGAAGTCGAAGCAACGCCGGCCGAGCTCGTACCGAGGATGGTAGCTGGCTGGCGGCAGGTCACGGAAGAGGAGGTAACGCCTGATGTCCGTCGCGCGGATGCAGGAAATCCAGATCTGCCTCGGTAAGCAGAAGCAGACCAACATCTCGACTGCCAACACTGGCGGCCAAATGTGGCAGTTGCGGAAGCTGAATGCCGCGCTGGCTAATCCGAAGTTGAACACCGAAAACGACGCCGAAGAGTTCGGCAAGGGGCACGAGTTTCCGACGCAGTCCTTCCAGACCTCCTGGGACGTGAACGGGACGCTTGAGAAGTATCTCGGCGCGGAGATCGGTGCCTGGGCGATGGCCTTCGGCCTGGGGAAAGTGGTGAAGTCGGGCACGACGCCCAACTTCACCTACACCTGCACGCCGCTGTTTCCGGCGTCGGGCGATGCGGCTGAGCTGCCCTACTTCAGCTTCGTCGAGCAGATCCGCCCGGGTGCGGGCGTCGTGGTGGACCGGATGGCCGTCGGCTGTGTGGTCGAAGGCTGGACCATCTCGATCGGCTCGGGGCCAGGCCGCGCGAATTCCAAGATCACGGTCGAGTTTGTCGGCTCCGGCAAGACCACCGAGCCCTCGGGCATCACGATGCCGGCGGCGACCGTGGAGAAGCTGCTGCCGTCGGCGTCGCTCGCGCTCTCGATCAACGGCGTCAATTACGTCTCGAACAAGAACATCGTCTCGCTGGAGGTGTCGTGGAAGAACAACGTTCGCCTCGATGGCGGTTTCTATCCCGGATCGGGCTTTCAAACGCCTGGCGATGGCGCGAGCGGGGCGATCCGCGGCCGCCTCGAGTTCGGCAACCGCCAGGGAACACTCCGGTTTGTCGCCCGCTTCGAGAACGGCTCCACGGAACTCACGAAGCTCAGGAGCCAGTCCACGGGCACGGCCGTGCTGGCGCTCACCTACGACGCGAACAACTCGCTCGAGATCACCTGGCATAAGGTCTCTTTCGCCTCCGCCGAGGTCGGCGAGACGGACGGCATCGTCACCGTCTCGGTCGAGTGCCTGCCGATGTGGGACGAAATCAACGGCATCGTCTCGGCTGTGGCGAAGTGCAACGTGGACGGGATCGCTCAGTAAGGAATTGCCATGTTTGACGCAAAGCAACCAATCACCATCCACCTGCGCACGCCGGAAGGTGTGAAGCCCATTCGCGTGCGCTTCCCGACCGACGAGGAGTGGATCGACCGCCAGAGGAAGCGCAAGGTCATCGTGAAGCAACTGGGGCGCGGGGTGTCGGAGACCACGATCCCCGACTCGGCAGAAGCCGACGCCGCTCTGCTCGCCCAGATCCGCGTGCCAGAGGAGAACACCCCAGAGGTCGATGCCTTCGAGGCCAGCCGGATCATCGAGCAGTTGAGCCAGGCCGATGTCGACGACGTCCAGCAAGTTGGTGACGCCTTCCGCGTGACGCTGCGCGTGCTCGGCGGCACGGTGAGCCACACGCTGCGGATGCCCTCGGCCAAGGACGTCTTCGAATACCGCCGAGGCTTCGCTCGGGTGCTCGATCTGCCCTACAACCGCCAGGAACTGATCATCAACTTGGCTCCGGCCGCCGCGCTTTTCAAGAAGCTGCTCGAATCCTCCGAAGGCTACTCGGGCGAGGTGCCCATCATCCACCAAGCCGTCGCGGTCAAAGCCGCGATCGACGCTCTGGACGGCGCCTTCCAGGAGACCGGCGACCCAAACTGACACCCGGGGAGTGGCCCGAAAAGCCCTCCCTGCGGTTCCTGATTCATTGGTCGCTCCGCCGCGACGAACTCTGTGACCCCGGCCTCTGCCCGGACGCTCCCGACGATGGCGGCCGCTGTGACCAGTGCCCGCTGGACAAACTGGATGCCGCACAATCCTCCGAGGCGGGACTGTTGCTACGGCGCGCGCTCGATCTCCGGGCAGCGCTGAAAATGGGCGTCCGGATCGGCCTCGACGAGATTCGGGCGGATGAGTTCCTGGCGCTGGTAGCGATCGAAGAGGAACGCGACGCGTTGGACCGCGAGCAGATGAACGCACATGGCCGATAACAGGCTCGAACTCGTCGTCGAAGTCGACACAAACAGGGCCAATGCGTCCATCAAGAGCGTCAACGCGAGTCTGTCGAGCATGGAGGCTTCGGCGGTGAAGACCGCCCGAGGCGCGGCGCAAGGAATCGACGGCATGACTGCCGCCATGGTGAAGGGCGCCACCGCAGGGAACCTGCTGGCCGACGCCATCAAGAGCGCGCTCACCTGGGCCAAGGAGTTCACCGTCGGCTCCGTCATGATGGCGGCCGAGAATGCCAAAGCCGAGGCCTCGCTCAAGGCGCTGGCCAACGCGCACGGCGTGGGCGCGGTTGCCGCGGCCAGGCAGGTTGCAG